CTCGTTACCCGCTAGTATAGTAAAATCAACGCTAGGCGCATCTGAATCAGAGCCCACAAAAGACATATCAGGGATTAATTTATCTACAAAGGTAAAACTATTGCCAGACTCTATACCAAACCTACCCGATGTTATGTGGGCATTTATGGGCTGATTTATAGCCACTTGACCGTCGTCGTTACCATTCTCATGTTCTACTAGGTTGTATGTATTAGTAGCGGCTAATGGAAAATCATTTATAGGTGAGTCTAACCAAGCACTGCGATCTAGTGTACCTACATACCAAATGTCTTCGGCATAGTTATAGACTACATACTTATCTGGCGCTACTTTAGCTGTGTTGTCCTTAGATACATAGAACCACCATATCTCGTGGTATTCTTCCACAGTGCCCGCAAATACTTGTCTATGTTGTCCGGGATTCATGTCATCAAATATGAATTTTCTTACATCGCACGTCAAGGGTTGCACCGTACCATCGTACTTGTAAAACTTGTTCACGCCCATCCAATATGCGACTCCGTTGGCGTAAGCAGCGGCCTTCGATGAAATAACTGACATGTTTGATCCCATCAACGTAGAACTCCATACCACTGGCGCTCCAACATATTGCAACGAATACAGCGCAGCATCGGTGAAAACCAATATTTCTTGCCGTGATTGGAGTGCAGTCATTATCTCGGTGCCTTGTGATAGCTGTATATCTCCCGATTGATTAGTAGAACGTGGTCGCCAGTCGAACATATCTTCTTGGTCTGACCAACGTATTAACATGGGGTTAAGCGCCTCGGTAGTGTCTCCAAACGCGTTACAGCCAAAACAAAATACAAAACGGCTAGAATCAGACACTAACAAATTATTTTGCACAACAGGCACTTCAGCCGAAAGCTCATATTGCGCCGTAACACTTGCCCCACCCCCACTTGTTGTCTGGAGAGCCGGTTCCGCGTTGGGTATATCTACAGTAAAAGTGTTAGCCGCAGCGTCTACGGAAGTTATCTTATGTCTAGCATTAATTACAGAGGCTGTAATTGTAGATACGGTTGTAGCCCCCGATATAGTTACGTGCTGTCCAACTTCAAAAACCCTGTCTAGCGTAGAGTCTCTTAGAACTATACTCTTAGAATTTTCAGTAACGGTTATAGGGTTAGAATTAAAAACAAAAGTAAATATAGGGCCTCCAGCAGTGCTCGCTGGAACTGCGCTAATCTTAATGACTTCCTTATTAGCACTCACCGATACAACTGTTGTACCATCAGCAATCCTCCCCGCTGTGGTGCATGTAACTATATCCCCAACCCTAATTTTTGCTCCAACGGCAGTATCTACAGAAGTTATAACGTCGAACCCACTACTTATAATCCCTGTAGAAGTTTGCGATAAACTAACAGCCGTGCCGTTAAGTACATTTTTTGCTGCTACAGCTCTTGTGCCTGTACCTTCACTTGTGTCCCAATAATATAACTCACCCCCACGAGGGCCTAGAATTAAGTCTTCGCCAAAATTAGCTTGATTCCACACACGTAGTTCTTCTGTATTTCCTGCGTTACCACCCCATTCACTAGCATTCCAGTCTAAAGATTCCCACCCATTTGCAGGTATCTGAAAGTCTGAGCCGGGTGGAATTAGATAACCTACCTGTATATCGCCATTATCAGGCAATAATTTTATACTATTGCTGTTGTTGGCTGCGGTAGCTACTGTAAACTTATACTTGTCTTCATCTACTACCTCGTCTATCGTATGTTCAGTATTCAAATCACTTATGGGTATACCATAGTATGGGCCACCTGTAATTCCAGAAATTACTACCTTATCTCCCGCTACCGCCCCATGCCCTGCATTGGAAAAAATTACCTGTTTGCTACCATTTATAGTAGACATATACCCGTTTACCGGTAAAAAAGAAGGTAAACCTAGGCTTCCAGACTTACGGAAAGGAGTTATATCGTAATATTCAGTGCCTTCCGCTATAAAAAATTTAACATTAGTGCCTACGCCAATATACTTTACAAACGAGTTACTCGCCCATTGGTGCAACGACCTACAAACCCCTGTAAACGTATTAGTACCAACCCTACGCCACCCACCAATTTTTTCAGGATAACCTTGCCGAAAACGTACCTTGTCGCAGTCGTTCCAGCCCGCTTCGTTGGAATACTTAGTTATTTCTTTGTTTATTCCGGGATTAAACTGAAGTTTATTTAGTGGCATATTAGTATTTCCAAGCTACTGGGGTAGTCTCTCGCGTGTCTACGTGTACAAAGCCTTTAGCGACACCGATACCATTGAAACCCATGATAGAAGCATTACGTATGATAGCCATACGTTGTGCACCACCAACTACCTTTATGTCAGCAGCAATGCCCTGCGCATGTGTTCCTGCAGGTTTACCACTAAAGATTTTTGCCGCTTCTATGCTATGGTTAGGCGATCTATACCCACTAGTTACAATAAACGGAAACCCACACACCTCTCGCAGTGCATCAAGTTTCTGTAAGAAGTCAGGACACATCTCATTCTCACCAGTTTCCTGACAGTTAAAATCTTCTACCTTAAAATACTTCAAATTCATTTTCTTAGACTCATTAATTTAGAAACACCTTTAATACCAAAGCTAGAACTTATGGCAATAAACAGGAGGTATTGGTACCACTCAGGCAAACCCGAAAGAGCAACAAACCCTTGCTCTACTCTATCTATAACAGTTAGGTCGTCAACTACAATAGCGTAACCTACCATAAACACAGGTATTGCTAACACAATAGTCCAAAATTCGTCTTTCCAGCTATGGGCAGAGGCATCAGCCATTTTTGATTCCCACTCACCGTCATTCTCAATGACTTTCATCTTGGCTTTGTGTTTAGCCTGTTTTTCTTCGGCTTTGTTTTTTAAGTAGCCCCCAGCTATGTTAGCTATAGGGCCGATAAGATTCTGTAACATACGTACCTCACTTTAGAGGGTTAGATAAGTAGTCCATTCCATCCCAGAGATCTTGAATCTCTTTCTTGACTAGCTTTACGTCGTCCTCAAATTCTTTTATTTCTTCTGTAACTAACTCAGCTTTTTGTACTACAGTTTCCATCTTAGTTACTTTCTGTTTTAGTTCGCCTATCTCTTCTTTGAACTCTAACATTTTATCGTAATTGTCTTTGATGGTAACTAAGTTAGTACCTAGTTCGGCTAACTTACCTTGTAACTGCGCTACATTGTTATCTTTTAATTGTGTTTCTATAAGAGATATTTTCTCTTCAATAGGCGCTACATCAGGTATTACTCTAGCTTCCACAGACTCTAGTCTAGAGTACAAACTACTTGCTGTCCATACTCCACCACCAATAGTAGAACCAATACCTAAAACTATAGCAATCCACACACCCTTAAAGGACGTACCACCTATAGTTAGTTCCGTATCCTCAAGGCTCATAGTTACAATCCCCGTACATAAAGCAATCATATCCTGCTGATGTAGGGCCAGTCATATAGTATTCTGATTCTTGTCCAACAAGTAATATATCTGCCTCACTTACATACATGTCTAAACCAAAGTTTGAACCATTTAGTAGCACCGCAGTAGCATTGTTAGTACCAGCCCACCGCATGCTTACCCACTGTTGGTTAGCGTTATAAGATAGAGTAGCTTGTTCCGCTGTAGTATTATTGTTCTCAGCACCTTGCTGTAAGAAATCTACCGCCTCAGTGTTTTCGGCAACCGCAATAAACGCACTTGCGTTATTAGCATGTGTTTCAATGTCATCTATAGACTGGTTATACTCGGTAACTTCTTCTTGTGTGATTGTTAGAACTTCTTGGTTGTTAGCTACAAATTCTTGTACCTGAGCTTCTTCATCTGGAGTAGACGCTTCTTCTGCCATCTCAGCTACCTGTACTACTTGTACCATTTCTACAACAGCTTCAGTAAATACATCTACTGCCTGATCCATGAGCTCAAGTTCAGCTACAGCACGTTCGTTTAAGACAGACTGGACATCACCATAAGGCATGTAACTAGCCATATTAGAAAGAGCATCATTGTATGCTTGAATCTGTTGTGAGGTGATATGCGCGGACTCTGAAACACTGCCATCAGACATAGAAGTACCAAGATAAGAATACTCAGAGGCAGCGCCAACATACACAATTCCTTTATCTATTTGATCTACAATCGCACTGGATGTATCAATCAGATTGTCCAACTGGTCTGATTGAGCTACGGAACTTATCGCTAACAGAGCTAGTATCTTCTTCTTCATCTTCAACAGTTTCTCCTATCTTTAGAATTGTATTGTACCACTCCTTTGTCTTTTTACCGTAGTCTGGTATATAAGTTTCAGGATTCATTTTCATTATAAGAAAAGCTCTTTTACCTACAATCAATCTACCATTTGATAGTATAGGACATGGCGTACCTGATATAAACATAGCTTTCCACACATCTACTGACTGACACATCCTAGCTACAGCAGCTACTTTCATGTTCAAATCAGATAATACTTTAGCATCTCTACGTCTGTTACACTCGGGATCAACATCATAGCTACCACTACTAATACCAACACCTACAGTTTGTAATGATCCTCCGGCACCTTTTAGACAAGTATCCATGCCATTACTCATGTAACTAGGACTAATCGCACTTCCTACAGGCATTTCACTGCTAGACCCTGCACCGTTGTATGTGTTGCTAACGGACTTGTCTTCCGTGTTATTATTACTATTTACGTTGCTACCATCACCGTTATACGTATTTAGTGACCCATCCTGCTGGTTTGCTATAGCAACTGATGTAAAAAGTAAAAAACTTAGTTTAAGTAAAGTTCTTACCAATTAAATCTAATCCTAATATCATAGGGTAAAGAAGCCATAACAAACGCTCTATACTCTTAAATTTGTTCATACCTTGATCTAAACGCTTATCAACTGTATTTAGTTGGTACTGTATGTGCTCCATACGCAACGCACATTCTTTCTCATGAGATTCTATTTTATATAGGGCTTTTTTATCGTCTTCCATTATACGGGCCTTGTTATATTTGTTTGGTCTACTTGTAGCACTTTAAATTCAAACTGACCTAGATTACTCATAGGCCCTGCATATAGCTGCACTCGCATCTCTACAGTATCCGCACCCCCCGAATCAGGAACCACTTTCAAGGTTGGTAAATTGTGCGTCTTTGAAGTATACAGTGGATCGCCAGCAGCGGATACCGGGATCACTTCAGCCATAGTAAATGTTATGTTAAGGTTTTCTCCCATAGTGCTTACTGGGAGGTAGGGGGTAGCTGTAACCCAAGTCCCCGCACTCTCAAAACCTGAAGAACTTACATACACAGCGCCACCTGTACCACTAAATAGCCCTGTGCCCGAATTCGCGTTAGCATATACAATAGTAGTTCTATCGGTAGAACTATCATAAGTAGCGCTTTGAATTTTCACTTTAGCGGCACCACTAGCAATGCCGCTAAGGTAACTAAAAGAATCAATCTTGCTGGTCTGATCTCCAGCTACGCCTATACTGTACCAATA